ACAATGCCTTTCGTTTCTCCGCATAATCGTCAATACCGAGTTCTATATTGGACTGAAAATCATCGAGGATGTCCAATGCCGCCTGTCTGCTGATTAGGTCTTCCATCCGTCTCTCCTTCCATCCTTGCACCACACACTGGGCAGTAGTCCCAAATCGGTATGCTGTCAATCTGCAAAATCTCACCACACAGGTCACACATATAAATGTCAAGTCCTCGGTTGATTAGCACCCAATGCCCACTCGGACGGTCTGCGGATGGCACTGCTTTGATAGCCACCAAATCCATTTCCCACTGGTTCAATGCCGCAAATTCTTCTGGTGAATTCGTCCAAACTTCAGGTGCTTCCCCAAGCGCATCAATCGCCGCCTGTCTTGAAATTAAATCATCCATCGGTTCTCCTTTCGCATCCACGACAATAGTTATTACTACCTCCTTCTTTTCATACGTTCCATCTGCGACTTCGTTCTTTTAATTCCAAGCTGTTCCTGCCATGTGCTACGTTTAGCCGCATTCTCTAGGTCTAGCTTGTGTCTCCACTCGCCATACTTTTCACAAGAATCGTGGCAGGCTACATACCTTTCGGTGCAATCCTTGCACGGTGAAATTTCAATCATCCTCGTCTCCAAGCTTCAATCAACACCAGTACGAAGAAAAGAATCGTACCAGATACCAGAATAAAACCTATCATAATCAGCCCCTAGATAAAGGACTCCAAGCCGAACGCACGGATCATCTTAAACACGAAGTCGGGAGTTGGGGTTTTGATGCCTTTTGAGAAGTAGTCATAGTCTTTTCGCTCGACTCCATATTCATCGCACAGATACCGTACCGTCCACGCTTTCTTCTGACGCTCGTAATCAACGATTCCCATAAACACATTGTTCTTCATGCTCCTAACCTCTCTTTCACAATCCATCTCGTAGCTTGCGCTCCCTTGCCAACCGTCTCGTAATGCGCTCCGACATCTTCCAGTGCCCTCTTCATTTCCTCCGCATTAATGTTTCTGCGTGAGCAAGCTTCTCTGTATCTGGACTCCTTGCATCTGCCGCTTGCCTGTAACATGGCGTTCGCTATTGCGACTGCCGAAGCGATCTTGTTTGTTCCTGCCAGTATGGAAAGGATGTCATCCTGCTGAATGCCGACCACTTCCACAAGCTGTTCGACCTTCTCTGTCAGAACCAGAACTGCCTTCATCAAATCATCGTAGGACACGACTGTTGGTGTATCTTCTTTCCATACGATGTCATCAAGGTCAACACCGAGGTTTCTCGCAAGGAGTTTCGCAAGCGGGTCTGCCATAGATGAATCAGCTTTCTTAGCCATGCTCAACCATCCCTCAGACTTTCCACACAAGAGCGAGATGTTCCTTGCTGTAGTTCCAGTTTCTTTTATGCAACTGTATATCTTCTCATAATCCATCCTAATAGCCATCTGTTACCACCCTTTCTCTTCGGCTGACTCTATATACTTTTCCAACATAGCCGCAGTCTGTACGGCTTCGGATACGAGACACTTTGCGTTTCTCAATGCACCATACAAATGGTCGATGTTGTTGAACTCTTCCATGATGTCTTCCCAGATTCTTTTGAGTTCATCTTGAAGCATGTCGAACTCCATTTTCGCTTCGCAGACTTCCTCGTACAAGAGTGCGAATCCCTCGTGGGGACTGTTGAAAAACTCTTCGTACTCATCCTTTGACTGTCGAAGTTCGAGCGCAATCAACTTCGTGATGTGACGGTCAATCCTGTGTTCCATGTTTAATCAACTCCTTTACAATGCGCTTTGCGTCTCTGGTAGCTCTATCGATTTCCTTTAAGTGTTCCTTTAAGGATGCGGCATCCGAACTGCGGAGTCTGCGGTCGATGAAGGATTCCATCAACGACTCGATGTTGTCGTGGTATCCACTGATTCTTTCCTCGACAAACTCTTTCTTCGCACCCTTGCCCTTTGGCTTGTACGTTTTCGTTATCCACATACAGTACTTGTCCGAGTATATGGTATAGACACCTACCTTAATTTCCATTGTTCCCCCTATCGTACAGAGCGATCCAGTCTTCTGCCAACATTGTTACAAGCCAATCTTTTCCGTTCTTCTTATGAGCAACCACGGGATATTCACCCTCTCTCGCATCATTTATAGACTGCTCCATTGCCTTGTAAATGTTGAGATGTTCAACACGTTTTACCTCGAAGTGGATGTCGGTCATGTCCGACACAACATCGGGGTCTCCGCTTGCACCACTGAACTGCTGACCTCTTCTTGCACGGTGTCCATTCTGACGGAGAAAGTTTCTCCACTCTCGTTCACCTCTCGCACCCTTCTGCTTGCTGTTAACCATGTTATTTCCTCCTTGAAATAAGCTGTTTTCGTGCCGTGTCGCGAAAGTTTATGGGATAGTCGATAAACTTATCGACCACCCACAAACAATCGCTAATATGATTAGAAAGGAGTAGCCTCATTTATCATCTCAAACTGCTCGTACACATCATCCTTCTTCTTGCTATCAAGGAACTCTACGTTCTCTGCGATTACATCCGTGGTATAAACGGTATCACCGTTCTTGTTCGTGTACTTGCCAGTCTGTATTCTTCCTTTGACAAGAACCTTGCTACCCTTGCTGATGTACTTCTCACAGTTCTCAGCCTGTTTCCCGAATACCGTTACCTTCGGAAAGTCCGCTTTCTTTTCCTTCGACATTCTGTCCACGGCTACGTTGAATGTCGCTACTGCCATCTGATCTCCTGTGTATCTGACCACAGGGTCTGCCGTTAATCTTCCGCTGATGATTACTACGTTCATACGCTACCCCCTATCATCTTTACTTTTCCCTGCAACTCGGCAAGCCTTGTGCTACCAAGCTGTCTTTCAACTGCTTCCTGTGCTTTCTGTTCGTCACAGATATCTGCAATGCGTTTCATGTACTGACCACGGACAACGTCACGAATGGTGTTGCTACTCTGCCCCAGGTCATCCAATGCTTTCTGACTCTGAATGTACCGCTTGTTCTGTGGACACAGTTCTTCGTACCTCTTGCTTCCGCAGATGGCAAGCCACAACTCGTTGAACATTTTCTCGTAGTCGTTGCCGCCTTGAATCATGGTGATGTACCTCTTGATTCCTGCGACCGTTGGTGGGTACTCGTTCTCATCCACATACAGGTTGAGAGCCTGTATCACGAGGTCTGAGGGATAACCCTCAAACCTGTTGTGATACAGTTTCACGGTGTTGATAGCATCGCTCTTGCTCATATTCCTGTACGAGTTCGGGTACGCAGTCCGAAGAATCTCCAACAGTACCTTTACTTCTTCAACTTTCATGTAACCCCCTTACAGGTCAGTGAATGACCATCCGCTTGAAGGACAGGATGAACCACAGTTGTCATACTTTCCCTCAAGAATCTTCAGCAGGTTATCATCTGACTTGATGATCCAATCGAAGTTTGCTTTCCAGTTTCCTTTCTTTCCAGTAAGGAAGTCGGATGCCTCTGCTTTCGAGAAGGCGAGTTCGATCTGTTCTACTGTGAAGCTCTTGAGTCTAGCCTTGATGTGCTTCTTCCTGCCGTCAGACAGCTTCGTACACTTGGACATGGATGTGCAGATGCGGTTGTACGCATCAGCGATAGCTTTATAATTTATCCTATCCTTACCTAACCTATCCTGTCCTAACCTATCCTTACCTATCCTATCCTGTGTCAACGTCTCGTCACAGCTCCGTGACGGACTCGTGACGGATTCGATACGAGCCGTTGCAGGCGTTGAATTTCCAAGGGTATAGGCATTGTTCTCATCAAGAGAAAGCATCGCAAGTTCTTCTTTATAGTTCGTTTTTTTGTAGGTATCTTGGCGAATGTAGTTGTGAATTCTCCAGTGTTTGATAACGATTACTCCGCTATCGAAGACGAGTACGAACTTCTTCGTAATCAAGATGTTCATATCGTCCACGGTCGAACCCACTTGACGCATGATTGACTTTGGATTATTGACGAATCCATCGTCATCCGCAAACATTCCAAGCGAGAAGTACAGACATCTTGCGGTAGGTGGCATGTCCAAGAATGCGTCACTGGTAATAATGGACTTGGCAAACATTCTACGTTCAGCGATAAGGCAACACTCCCTTCCTTACTCCAGATTATTCAGACCTTCTTCCTCATCGGGTTCAACCATAGCCTTGAGTTCGGAGATGGATGCGATGCGAAGCATGGTAGTCTGCATCGCTCTCGTGGTGACGGTCACGGTAACCTGCTGTGAATTTTCCTCGTCAATAATTGTGATTTTCTTCCTCATTTACTCCTCCAAGTTTCTTTCATGTGTTCTAACTCATCGGGAGTAAGAGTCTCGATACCAAGTTCCTTGCATTCGCTGACGATTCCATCAATGAAGATTGACATCTCCTTCGTGTCGAAGTCGTGCGAACCCTTCAGAACTCTATAGTGCGTGAACTCTTTCCCGTTGACATAACCTTTGGTCGCAAGCGGTGCGACATACCCAAGGTTTTCAGTGATAGCTTCCATTGGAACTGATGACAGACAGGACACCATGATTACATTGCCGTCCTTATCGAGAGCGGACTGACCATACCTTTGTAGCATCAATCGGTAGCACTCGTTCTTGTCGGTACGCAACACGTTTGCCATATCCGTTATCAGTTTCCATGCGTAGTTGTTTGCCTTAACGCTACGTTGCTTTCTGACAGGCTTGATCTCTATGCAGAGTGGCTTGTCAAGATTCTGTGAGATAACTCTATCCATCTCCTGCACATCATGTGTGGTGAACTCCACTCGCTGACCCTGCAAGGTGGTTTCTCTTTTAATGTTCTCAATCCGAATCATATCTTCTCCCGAATATTTCTATAAATTCCTCAATCGTCCTGCTGAATGTAAACCATCGCTGACCCTTCTCTTTAAGATATCCATCGAACCCACTTGATGGGTCTTCGTGGACTCTTTTATGACAAGCAGGACAGAGATACACCCATGTGCCGTTTGCTTTTGAATGCTGTCTGTTCGGATAACCAAAGTAGATTTCGTGACGGACGAGGTCACCACCCCTTTTGCATATGTAACACTCGTCTTCGTTAGTAGGGAGAATAGATGGAATATATCCGTTCTTATCTGGATGTTCTCTGTCCCACATGACATACCTAACTTTCTTCAATTTCCTTGAGGATTATCATTGCTTTCCCGTGCTGTTCCACGGTCATCTTGCCGCTCTTCCAACCTGCCTGTTCGAGAATCTTCACGGGGTCTTGGTTAAGCTGTTTGCAGGTGTCCATGAATACCTTTCTGTCACGGTCGCTCGCAAGTTCTTTCGAAAAGTCATCGGGCTGTGACGGCTTGCCCATCTTGAACACAACTCGGTTCAGCTTGTCGTTGACAATCTCAAGCTGATTGATGCGGCGGCTCTCGTCATAACCAATCTTGGTGACGTGGAACGTGTCTTTGCATTTCCCGTCCTTAATGTTGCAGTCCTTGCTATTGATCCACACGAACGGTGCAGTATAAAGTTCACGCCCGATGCCCCATGCAAACGCCGCTCGCTTTTGTGCGTCCGAGGCTCTCCCTTTCTCGGCTTCGGTGTAGGATTCAACGCCAACATCCTGTTTACCGATCCACTGTTCTTTCACATCATCCCAAATCTCAATGGTGCAAAACAACTGCCCGTCAATCAGTTCGTAGTGCTTCTTCCAGTTCTTCATGCCGACCATCTCATCAAGGATGTTCATGTCACACCGTGCATCCTTATAGAGCAGGAGAATCAATCCCTGCGGCTTGACGCTCTGAATGCGGCACTCGATCTCGTCTGCTCGTAATGTTCTAAACTTCATAATCTTCTCCCTTCAGCTTCTTCATTTCGGCTTCTAACTTGGTGTACCTCTCGTACCAAAACATCATGCTGTTGTTGGCTTCTTCGTACTTGGCGGTGATGTCTTCGACTTCCTGCTTGGACGCAACGAGTTCAAACTCGTAGTGTTCCTTGAGGACACTCACCTCCTGCTTCAGCCGCTCATTGAAATCGGCTTCAATCTTTGCTGTGATGAGTTCCTTGTACTCCGCTGTGCTAATCGTTACCATGTTCTCCATAACTTACTCCTCTCTCAATGCTTCTGCCTCTACTGCAAACAGTTCGTTTAAACAATCCTCGCAGAAGTATTCACCGTCAATCTCATAAACCACATCTGTCACATGCTCACCGCAGTGTGAGCATCTAGGGTACGTCCGAAGCTCCGCTTCCTTTGCTTCACACCACCTGTCCCAATCGTGGACGGGGTCATCTGTCCAACCAATAGAAACCATAATCAATCTCCTATCATCATCTGTGTGCCGTCATTGAACTTCTCCATGCGACTAGCCATAGCAAGAAGCTTGTATGCACGGCTTCTCATTTCACGAATCGTATGCTCTTTGTCTGCACCAGTACCAATCCAGTAACCACCACTCTTGGAATCGGTACACACGGGAACTCCGTCATTGCGAAGCTCGCTGATGGCTCTTCTGACTGCTCTGTCAGAGAGGTTCGTTCTAGCTACAAGTTCCTCTCTCGTTCTCTTCGAAGAAGAAAGATTCTCCATCACCATCATCTTCGGTGTCATCGTCTTCACCCCCTACATATCTTTCGAAAGCTCTTCTAAGCATCATGAATTCAAACTCTGCGTTGGAAAGGCTCTCGATCTCGGTGAACCATCTCTCTGCGGCTTCGGAAAAGATTTCTTTTGTACTATGCTCTTTGCCGATAACTTCCTGTGCCGCTCGGCAGGTCATAGCCATCTCCTTCGAAGCTTCATTCACATACTCACGGAAGGACTCCAGACATTTTTCGGCATTGGCTTTCTTCAATTCGGTAATTGTCATTCTATCTCCTTTGTTATGTATCACTTAACATCACGGGCAAGCAAAATAGGACATGGGTTGTCTAACTGTAACATGTCCATAAGTTCGAGTATTTGTCTTGGTGTCAAGTTTTCTTTGTTATGAATCTTTCTATGGAGGCTCCCACGCTCGATGCCCACCTGCTTCGCAATGTACGGTTGCTTCAATCCAAGTTCTTTGCATCGCTCAAGATATAGATCGGTTCTTACCACGTTCTCACTCCCTTCTGTTAACCCTCTATAAACATTATACCATAACGGATGTTAACTATCAAGAAACATTTAGCCCTGTGGAACGGGTTTTTTGTTAAATGTTTGTTGACTATCACTCAACATCGTGCTACTATTGAAGGACGAAAGGAGTGATAGCAATGTCATTAGGAACTCAAATCCGACACTACAGGACGAAACAAAACATGTCGTTGCAGGATGTAGCCGACCACACTGATGTTAGTCGAATCAATATCTTCAATTATGAAACAGATAAGGTAAACAAAATCCCGCTGAAGAACATCGAAGACATCGCAAGATGTCTGCATGTAAAGCCTTGCACCCTATGTGAATGGGATAAGGGCGTAGAAACATGCAACTCCAAGGCGATATACGATATTGATGATCTGTACGAAGCACTTGCCGAACGAGTTCCCCTCTCTGTTGAGGAAATCAGAACCGCCATTGCCTTTGCCATATCAATGAAAGGACAGCCATGAAAAGATACAAGTACCGCACCTCTTTCACGTTCAACGGCAAGCGTTACCAAGTCACGGCTGACACTGAAGCTGAACTTGAAGCAAAGGTAGCCATGAAGAAGCACACACTTGAACAGAACACCGTTGGTTACAACGGAGATATGACAGTTCGCAAGTGGGCAGAGTATGCAGTTCCCGTTTACAAGACAGGACAAGCTGACGTCACTCGGAAGAAGTATCTCAACCGAATGAACCACTGCATCCTCGACCAAATCGGAAACATGAAGTTACGAATGGTTCTTCCCATCACTCTTCAAAGTGTACTCAATCTCCAAAAGGGGAAGTCGAAACGACACATCAACGAAATCTATCAGCAGATTCGGTTCTTGTTCCGAACCGCAAAAGAAAATGGACTCATCGACACAGACCCATCAGAAAACCTTGTCAAACCACAGGGTACAAAAGGAACACACCGCAGTCTGACAGAGGAAGAACGCTCTGCATTCCTCAAAGTTACAGAAGATGACCGCTTCATCTTATTCCTGCTCATGTTCTACTGTGGACTCCGACCATCCGAAGCACGAGAAGCAATGGGCAAGGACATCTTCACTAATAACGGTAAGACTTTCCTGCAAGTAAGAGGAACGAAGACCGAAAACGCAAACCGTGTCGTGCCGATTCCCGACATCCTTTACGACAGAATCAAAAGTACAAAGAGTGACGCATACATCGCAGACCATAACGGGAAGTTCTCAGACACGGCATACTACAGACTCACCAAAAGACTGTACCGTGAAATGAACCTCATCATGGGAGCGAAGCTTTACCGCAACAAGATTGTAGATGCGGAGCTTGCAGAAGACTTCACTCCATATTGCTTACGTCACACATATTGTTCTGACCTTGCAAAGAATGGTGTAGATATCCGCACCGCACAGAAGCTCATGGGGCACTCGGACATAACCTTGACCGCCAATATCTACACCCATGTAGACAACGACACATTGCTGTCCGCATGGGATATTATTAACGGGTCACACACCGGGTCACGCACCCCGAAAGATATTGATTTATCAACGGTTAACACGTTGAGTATTAATCAACAATAAAATGTTAAGTATCTCGAAACACGATAACAAAAGTAAAAACCGCTCGAACCGTTGCAATTACTCGGCTTGAGCGGTTTTATTTAGGAATGCCCCAGAGGCGATTCGAACACCCGACGCACGGTTTAGGAAGACGTTTTTATTCATTGGAATTTCAACACTTCAACCGCAGGGTCACGCATGGGGTCACGCATCATGTAAGGTAACCATACCCAACGAGCATGAAGAAGTAAAGCAACCCAGTAATTAAGATATCTACAAATCTATTCATAACCCACCTCTACTGATAACAATCACAGCGATACAGTACAAGAGACTGGAAATTGCGGTTCTCTTCCTTGCCACCATCGAGGAAGTGCGGTGGTGTCCGCAATCTACAGAAGTTGAGCGTGAGATTCGTAGCGATTTCCGCAATACTGGAACTCCAGTTAAGCAGATCGATAAGAGATTCACGCATTGCCTGTGCAGACAAAGAACCTGTCTGACGGAGCAGGAACATATCGAGTGAATCGATAGTCCAATTCTTCAGCCTGTCCGCATCGACCTCATCCTGTCTCGAATAAAGTCCGTACAGATAGCTGACCGCTTCTTCGATCTCTGCCACTTCGGGATTAAGATATTCCTTGAACTGTGCATTATCATTTACTTCTCTTGTGACAGTCTTAATGATTCTCATTGCTATTCTCCTTCCTACCAACAAATGTACTCATTCTTTTGCAGAACACCGTTTATAATACCAACTGGTTCGAAGTGGTATCCCAACTTCAGATAATGCTTTTTCATTTCCTGTTCCCACTCGTCCCAAACAGTATCGTGGATAAAGAAAATGCACCGTTTTCTACCTGTGCTTGCGGCATTAAGAATGGATTTATTTTGCTCTGCCAACAATTCGGAAAAGGTTTTTCCGCTGATGCGAAGTTCCGTCTTTTCAGAAAGCCTTCTTATATCTGTTGCTCTCATTGCTATTCTCCTTTCCTGTTTGCCCATTTCGGCAACTGCATTTTTCTTTCTGCAAATGCTTCTGCTTTTCCAATAGTCTGATACGTTGTGGCATATCTTTCACCGTTAGGATTGACGATGATCCATTCAAACCCTGTCGAATGTACTTTCCATCCGTTATAACAATATGAACCGTTTTCGTACGCCCACTTGCTTTCTTTTGCTTTCATCTTTCTATCTCCTTTTAAACAATCGTAAATCTCACATCGGTCTTATCGCCACTGAGTACAATCGTGTACATTTCACCGTCATCGGCTTTTGCATTGCCCTCAAACACCATCCAATCACCGCCGAAAAACTCATCGGGTTCTAACCAAGTCAGCTCACCGTATCCGTCAAAATCCTTTGTCACGGCATCCGATACCATCTGATTTCTGTTCTTCATAGTGTTCTCCTTTCTACCAACGCATGACGAACTGCTTTACAATGTCGATGATGATTGCCATGCCGCTATCCATACCAACATTAATATCGTAGTAGCCATTGCTACCCGTGCCGTCCTCAAAGATAGGACGTACAACTTCGGTGTACCTGCCATTTCCTTCGGGAAGATACCGCAACTCAATGAGCGGATTCCCTTCGGGATAGCCGAACGCACTTGTCTTCCTCAATGCTTCGAGCATAGCGTTGCACACTTCCTGCTTGTCTTCTCTCATGTATTCCTCCTATATATTCGCAATGAACTTCATTGCTTCATCAACTGTGACGAGTCCTTTCTCACAGGACTTAACATACTTTCTGATAGCCATCGCACGATTGTATGAGTCCTCGTTGACTTTGTGTCCATACATATCGGATGATTGCTTGTAAAGTTCGTTCGACTTTGCATTAGCGTACTCTTTTAAATATCTTGGAATCTTAATCATGTCTTCTCCTTACTCACCTCTCAATTAACTCAACTCCAAACTCGTCCTTCAGAATTGCATACTCGCGGAAAAGTACGTGTTGCGGCTGTACATATACTTCTACTCGCTTCATAGTGGGAAATATCTTCTGATATATCGGACTGGAAAGCAGGAATTCCATGTCGGCTTTACAACTTTTCTTATATGCAAACCGTTCGAAAGTAAGCACGTTGCCGAGTCCGTCAAGTACATATGCTATCTGTTTCTCTTCTCTCATAACTCTCTCCTTTCTAATAAAACTGTGTGTAATATCCGTCATCTGATTCATACATCTCTCTCCACTCTTCGTCTGTGTAGTGTTTGTGCAGGCATTCATCGGAACAGTAGTATGCTTCGCCATCGCAGACAATATATCCCTCTAGCATCAACTCTCCGCACTCCGAACAGAAGTGAGCCATCTCTGTGCGCCGATATCCTTTCTCATCATAGATTACAACCTCATCAACATACTCTTCGCCTGCATACTCATAGACGATGAAATTTTCCACAGCAGTTTTGATTTCAGCACCTGCGTTTTTAATACTTGCCATGCTCAGTGCAACATGTTTATCTATTGCCTCGTCAATGTCTTTATACTCATGCAGTTCGTGCATAGTAAGCTCTGATATTTCCGCACCGCCACGCCTATAAGTAATAAGCCCGTTGTAAAACTTCTTCATTTTTTTCCCCTCTCTTTTTTGCATAACAAAAGAGGGCGATAACGCCCTCTCGGTACAATTAACTATTTGTTTTCATCAAGGAACTTTTCTATTGCATTTAAGATCACACTAGCTTGTGAAATGTCAAGCTCCTTGCACTTTCTTTTGAACTCATCGACCGTCTCTTTTGGTAATTGCACCTGTATTCTTGAATAAACTCTATCATTGTAGCGTTGCTTGACTTGCCAACTAGTAGTTGTTTTTCTTGCCATGTTATCACCACCTTTCTGTTAAGTATACATCATCGCAAGTAGAAAAACCAGTTTAAAAATATAATGACTGCCGCATACAGAATCGGATATTTCAAATCCCCCATATCGTTACTCCTTTCTGAATAGGTTCGGGTATACTTCCGTAATCGGTCTGCCTTCCACAATTTCCATGCACTCTTGATGGCAGTATCCTTTGAACTCACAACTGGAGCATTCGTCCGCTTCGGATTCCTGCGCTTGTAAAATCATCCATTCATAATCCATAGTTACCTCCTTCTAATATCACTGTGTCCAGTAAGCACAATCGTTCTCGTATCTTTATCTGCGAACTTGTGACCGCCATTGGTAGCATTACTGGGGATTGCTCCCCATCACTCTGCTTTTATCTGTTCGTGATAGTTTTGCCAAAAGATTTCAAGTTCTTCATCCTGCCGTTTCTGCATCGCCTTGTGATGCTGATAGGCTTCTTCTGTTGCGAACAGCACCAACGCTGTGCCGTAATGATAGTTCACATATAATTCACGCAGACCAATTTTCCGTGCATACTTTCTAGCGCGTTCCATCATGGTTGAACTTGCCGTGAGTAAATCATAGCGATCATATTCCATTCTGATACATGGCGTTCTGACCTCATCCCGTTTTAAACCTTCCCATGTAATGTAACTGTTAACGATTGCGGTTTCCCATGTATACGGGATTTCGTTCCGCTTCAACCATCTTTCAAATCTTTCCATGTCCTCACCTCATCATCGGTTCACCAGTAACGATAGTTGTTATCAGATTCAGCAGGATGTATCCTGCCGCCAGTATTACAAACTCTCTCATCCCCAACACCCCTTTTGATTATTTCTCGATTTCAATGTCGGTCAGCACATATGACCATGCCGTTCCAAAGTGCGTGACTCCCCACAGATAGAGGTCAAGTTCCTCGCAGTAATATATAATTTCATCCGTCCAATAAGACAGAATATCAACGCCGTTCCTGTCGATGACGAACCACTGGAACACTTCTGCATCGTATCCTTCTTCGGTGAGCGGTTCCCAATAAAACCCTGCTCGTGAAGTGGTTTCAATCAAGTCGTTTGCCATAACTGCATCAAACGCCGCCGCCAGTGTTTTATAATCCACATATCCATTCTCTTTTCCGTACTCGGAAACCTCGTTTCCATAGAATTTCGTTCCATTGATTTTCATTTTTTTCTCTCCTTCCATCACACTTGTTATAATTAAAGAGGGGCGATTGCCCCTCACCTTATGCCGCTTTCAGTTCTGTGGATTCTACTACCTTTTCCAGTTTGCCGCCGATGATGAGCCGTGCCGCCTTGTCTGCCGCATAGCTTGCTATCGTGAACATCTTCGGGTCATTCTTGATTGCGGTTGACCAGTTCTTGATATATGCCGCACTGTTCCGCTCACTCTTTGCGTTCCCGACTTCCGTATAGTTGCAGAGGATTGCCGCAGTGAATTCTGCAATCAGTTCCTCTTTTGCATATGGTTCGTTTCCGAATCTCGCACTCTTGTCGAATCTGTTAAGTCTAGACTCGTGCCCAGTCGAGTGACCAAGTTCATGAAATACCGTGCTATAGTAGGTGGACGGGTCTCTGAACTGTTCGAGCATCGGAACAGTTACGGAGTCGAACAGAGGGCTATAGAATGCCGCATCCCCGACCTCGTGAGTCAGAGTCACGCCACTGGTTGCAAGATACCCCTCAATGATGATGTCAGCGGTTCTCTTTCTTGCAGGAACCTGCCGTCTAGATCTTTTCTTTGGCGGCAGTGTGGTATACTTCACGTTCACGACGTTTTCGTAACGCAATCCACGAATCTGCTTCGTCTTTTCTTTCCCGTTTTCGTCCACGATTATATTACCGTCCTTGTCTTTTGCAGGGACGCTCTTTGTCCAACACATAACGACCTGTCGGACGTGGTCTTTCCATTCTTCGCCCTCTTTCATTTCTCCGCCGAGTTCCTTCAGTTTTTTCCAGTTGATATAGCCGCCTGGCTCATCGAGCATCATCTCGTTGATAATGTTATAGCAATATCCTGTCACATAGTTGTAACACTTGGACATACCGAACCACGGCTTGTGCCAAGGAATAATACCCTGCTCCAACTGGTCTACGATTCTCTTGACTACGATATCCCTTGCTACATCAAAATCCTTCTTTGCACTCTTCTTCATGATAATTCTCCTTTCATATCCTTGTATTTTTATCGATTTGAAACGCTATTTTAAACCGTCAATCGGGCGGCTTAAATCAGCGTTTCCGCTGATTGGCTTTCAGAATTCTACGTGTCCACGCTCCGCAGTGATATCGTAATTGCGGCTTAGATTGTTCAGATAGATATCTGCAAAATATGAGAATGTGCCGTCAATCCTTTTTGCCTTTCCATTTGCGAACCGTACCGCCGTATAACATGCGGCTATATCGTGTGCATATTCCCCGATAACCTTGTGATTTTTCCAGTTAAGAATCTGACCATAAATAATATTGTTCTTCATAATTTCCACCTTTCTTTTTCATGTGAAGCACTGGTTTCAACCGTCAGAATGGGCGGCTGAAATGCGTGTTTCACCCCACGCATTACAGATAATCTGTTTATGACCTTTTCTCCTCGCACTTGTTACCCGCTATTTTTCAACCAGTTTTCACGCTTTCATGTTTCATTTATCCGAAAATACTTGCTACTACTTTCCAACACTTGCGAGCCACGCCAACCGAATGACGGAAAACCCGCTCCAAGGGGCAACCCTTGCCAACGCAATGGGGTTTTGCTTTCTTTCCATGTGGATAAAGTTCACACTTCCACGCAGGCAAACGCCTTTGTATTGTGTGCGACTAGGCTATTAAATTGTCAAAGTTCAATCGCTCTATCGATAGTTCGATACGGTCGCACTTCGTACTTGCGTTCAATCGGCGTACCAGAGGTTGTTAGCACGCAAACCTACCAAGGCTTTCACCCTATAGCTTTCCTTGCCTATTACAGCCCAGTTCAAGACCTGCGTAGACGTATCGAGTCGCTCCGAGACTTTGGAGTTGGATGGACATTTGTGACATACTGAAGACAGTATGTAATAAATTATAGACTTCTCCTATCGATCCACCTTCTTTCCCTATATTATCTGATAGCTATAACGTGTCTGTCATTTGGAAAAGTTTCGGGTAGTAAACCGCCTACCTGTTACGCTTGTGTTTTTCGGCTTGTCCTCTTGACATTTTCTACTATACCATACTTCAGTCAGTATGTCAAGTATTTTTTTAGTGGTAACTGATTCCGGTAAACGAACTTTCGAGTGGTAAACCGCCCACTTGTTACGCTTGTGTTTTTCCGTTTCGTTTATCGTGATTACATCATAGCATACTTCAGTCAGTATGTCAACAACTTTCTCAAAACTTTTTTAAATAATTTTTTCGGCACTCATTGCGCGTATTGCTATATAATGTAGAATCTTTTCACAGGGATCATTTACCCTACATCAAGATAGGTTATATGGCAGGAACTGGTAAATCCCATAAAGAACGTCCGTTTATTCCCTACTACAAAAACAAACAATCGTTCTTTCAATCGGGTAGAATATCTGTTTGCTTTCGTGTAAACAATAGTTCGGAAATGCACGGCAATACGAACAGACACGAACAGGGGTAAAAATTCCAGAAGGCGACGCAATGCACGTAAACCATATAATGTAGCAAACTCCCGTATGGCGGTTAGGCTAGCCGCCTACACTTCCAGTTATTCCAATGTATCCACCGCCACCCACCCCACCCCTACACCCCACCACACGCAGGAAAAAAGGAAAAGAAAAAAATGGGATGGTATATAATGGAAGGATCTCGGATTCCCGACCCCCCAACGGGGGAGGGGTACTCCTCTATAGTATATATAAAGACCCCCTCAAATTCAGATCAAGCACCCCAATACCCCCCACGGGTTCTTATATAAAGGTGGTATTCAAAATATGGTTTACAATAATTTCCGAGGTAACCGAAAGGCAGGATGTTGAAAAATAGCCATTCTTAATTTTAGAGTCTCGAAAAACACGGGGGTAAGACCCAAAATCCCATAATATTATGTAAACCTAGACATCATTGAGACAAAATCAACGGATTAATATGGTAATGTGTAATTGTAGAAAGAGGTGATTACATGGGAAGACCACCGATCTTTAAGAGCAACGATGATTTCTGTGAGAAGTTCTCGGCATATATAGACTATATATTCGCCAACAACTTTGAAGAAGTCATATCATACAAAGGATTTGCGGACTATTTGAAATGCACATCCAAAACAGTTTATAACTACTTATCGGCACACCCAGAGGTTAAGGACTTAACGAGAGAGGGCTATGCCGATGTTTTAGTTGTAGGGGCAACCACAGGGGCATACAAATCCACACCTGCCATATTCACGCTGAAGAACAGATGCGGATGGGCAGACAAGGTCGAGCGTACCAGTCTTTCTGACAACAATAAGGTTGCCACGAAGGAAGAAGCTCGTGCGAAGATTCTGGAGATCGTGAGTAGGAAAGATGCTTGATTATGTAGATGCGTACAGGTCACTGTTGCAAGCTGATTATTGTGCCTACTGTGAGTATGTGAATGATGGATGGATACCGAGCAAGTTCCACAGATTCCTGTGTGATAAAGTACAGGAGTTTATAGAACGACCTGTAGAAAAGCATGTAGCCTATAGGGTTTTGGTTATCTCGACTCCCCCACAGCACGGGAAGAGTATGACGATAACGGAAACCCTGCCGAGTTGGTATTTAGGGCGGCATCCGAAGCACAAGGTACTCGAAATAAGTTATTCGGATGACTTTGCGGAAAGGTTCGGTCGAAGGAATCGTCAGAAGATAAAGGAATATGGCGGTAAGATATTCGGCATTTCGCTTGCGGAATCTCCTAATACCGCCAAGAACTTCGAGCTTTCGAACAACGAAGGCGGTATGCAGAGCAACGGTGCTTTATCGGGTGTCACAGGTAACAAGTGTAATCTGATGATAATAGATGACCCGATAAAGACTATGGTCGAAGCGGCATCTGAAACCACACGAAATAAGCTGTGGGAAGAATGGCTCAACTCATGGACTTCCAGAATGCGTCCAGACGGAGTCATTATCATCATTATGACACGTTGGCACGAAGATGACCTTGCAGGACGGGTGATAGAGAACACTCGAAACTGCGAGGTTATTAATTTACCCGTAGAAGCGGAGGAAAATGACCCTCTAGGACGTGAAGTCGGAGAGCCATTGTGTCCCGAAATAGGCAAGGATGCTGACTGGCTAGAAGATTTTAAAGCCAATATGGTCGGTCAAGAGGGTTCTCGGACGTGGAATGCCCTGTATCAAGGTCACCCAGTAGCGTTAGAAGGCAATTTAATCAAACGTGAATGGTGGCGATATTACGAAAGCAAAGACCTTCCAGAGATGCAGGACTGGCTGATGTCGGTCGATGCGGCATTTAAAGACGGAGATCAGAACGACTTTGTTGCCATACAGGTATGGGGCAAGGTAAATGGTGACATGTACCTTATTGATGCTGTGAAAAAGCACCTAGATATGCCTTCAACGATACGGGAAATCCTTCGCCTGCGTGGCATGTATAAGAAATGCTATATCACTTTGATAGAGGATAAGGCAAATGGTACTGCCATCATCAAATATCTGCGTACAGAGATAGGCGGTGTAATCCCCGTTCAGCCCGATGGTGGCAAAGTCGCTAGGGTAAATGCAATCGCAGGTGCTATCGAGTCTGGAAATGTCCACGTTCCGTCTGACAAGAGGTTTACTCCCGATTTTGTGGACGAATTTTCCTCGTTTCCGAACGGCAAGCACGATGACCAAGTAGACTGTTGCTCACAAGCTTTGAACAGGTTTATTTATCATCGAGCCGAGGTTGCAGAAAAGGTCAAGGCGAACCCACTTGAAAAATTCTTCCCGAAGCTCAACTTGAAAAAAGGAAGTGCAACGGGAGAAGGAGATACGATTTATGTTATATAGTCTGCTCATTACTGTAATATTACTTGCAATTTCATGCCCTCTCGTGGGCGTTTTCTGCTTTATTAAGGGCTACAACCTAAAAGCGGAAAAACTCGGCGAGACGGTGATAAAACCGCCCGTTCTGAAGTCTGAAGAGCCAGAGGTGGACGAAAGATTGCAGACTTTATTACATAATATCGATGCTTATGACGGTTCACCAAAAGGACAGGTGGAGATTAAATGAAAAAAGAATTAGAAGTCACGGATATCTACCGCAAATATCAGAAATCCCATGACTACATACAGAAGAAAGGGCTTGTAACGAAGTCGGATCGAAATTGGGATATGTATGTAGGAAGGCAGTGGAGAAACTTACAGACTGGTGGCGAAGAATTACCAGTCATGAACCTCATTCAGCCTATCGTAAAACACAAAGTATCCACCGTTTCGCAGAATGCCATGACTGCAAACTTCTCGGACGCATACGGAAGAGAAGAATATAACGACATCTTCAAGAATCTGAACATGAAATTCGCACAGTCTTGGAACAAGGCGAAGATGGACGATGTGAAATGGAAGATGAATAAATATGCGGCAGTGCAAGGTGATTCCTATGCCCTCTTCTGGTCAAAGGATACCAATGACGCTCCGCAGATTTTGCAGAATACTTCCGTTCTGCTTGGCGATGAGAACATCCAGAACATACAGGCACAGCCTTACATCATCATTCGGGAAAGATTAACCTTAAAGGCTGTTCGGGAATCCGCTGAGAAGAACGGGATTCCCAAGGAACTGATCGATTCCATTACGGTAGATGATGATACTACAGATGAATTACAGAATAAGGACGAAGTAACGGATAAGGTTACTTCGTATTTATATTTCACGAAAGACAAAGACGGCATCGTGCAGATGGCAAAGAGTACAAAGACATGTATTTATAAGCCGTTAGCACCGTTCGTCAGCACGGATGCAGATGGAAATATGGCAGGAAGACTCAGACAGTATCCTATCGTATCTCTGATTTGGGAGCCGCTCCCGAACTCTGCGAGAGGAATGTCCGAAGTCGAGAAGCTGATTCCGAACCAGATCGAGCTTAATAAGACTCTGGCAAGACGAGCCGTGTCTGTGCGTATGAGCGCATTCCCACGGATTGCCTATGACAAGACCGCAATCGTGAATCCGAAAGATTTAAATAAAGTCGGAGCGGCAATCGGAGTAAACGGTGGCGGTGCGCAGAGCATTAATCAAGCTATCGCATATTTGAATCCTGCGAGCGCATCGAGCGATGCACAGGCGCTGTTTGTTGACTTGCTGTCGCAGACGAAAGAGTTAGACGGTGCAAGTGATACCGCACTCGGTAACATCAACCCGAACCGAACATCGAGCGAAACCATTACTGCGGTACGAGATCAAGCACAGGTTCCTCTGAACGAACAGGTACGAATCAATTCGAAGTTCGTAGAGGATGTAGCAAATCTCTGGTTTGATATGTGGACTACATGGGCAACGGAAGAGTTCCGTTCGCAAGTCTACCATCCGCTTGGTGAGCCTGTAATGGAAAACGATGCGCCCGTTACAAGGCGCATGTCGGTTCAAGAGATAGATTCCTTGAAGCCATCTATCCGAATCGATGTATCCGAGGACAACAGATGGACAAGACTTTCGGAACAGCAGGCACTCGATAATCTGCTTGAGAAGCAGTACATCACATTTGATGAATATGTCGAGCTTGTTCCAGAAAACTCTGTCCTTCCTAATGGCAAGCTGAGAAACCTGATTGAGCGAAGAAAAGCTATGCAGGAGCAACAGGCTATGGAACAGCAGGCTATGCAGGAGCAAATGCCAGAGCAGATGCCACCAGAACAAAGTCCAGAAGTGCAATAACGCACATGGAAATAAATTAAATAAAGGAGAATGTCAATGCTTAAAAACCTAATGATGCTTGCAGAAGACACAGGTCTTGAGGTAGGCACAGGCGCAGAAGAGACTGAGTTCGCCGACCAGTCAGAAGAGGTTGAAGAAGGCGCAGAAGAGACGGAAGCCGCCGACCCGTCAGTTGACGAAGAGTCTGATGGAAGAACTCCATCGGATGCCGCTTTCGCTGAGATGCGTAGAAAGAACGAAGAACTCGAAAGAAGACTTCGTGAGTACGATGAAGCACTCAGCTATGTATTCGAAGGCGAAGGTGATGACCGTTTAATCAAAGCGAAAGCGTTTGGCGAAGACAAGACGGAAGAGCAAGTAAGAGCCGAACGTGAACTGGAATCCTTGAGAGCCGATAAGGAGCGACTTGAGGAAGAACTACAAGAAGCAGAAATCGAGCGTAGGATGGCAGAAGACTTGGAAGTCATTCGTAAGATCGACCCAAGTATTAAGTCTTTAGTGGATTTAGACCCTTCCTTTTTCAACTTGATTTCGACAGGACAGGTAAGCGCAGAAGACGCATACTTCGCAATCAAGGCAAAAGCTGACCGAGAAAAAGTAAAGACCCCAGAGCCTGTCGGTCGAGTTGAAGATAGTGGCGATACAAAGGACTACTTCACAAGAGAAGAGGTAGAAGCCATGTCAAAGGATGATGTCCATAAAAACTATGATGCTATCAGACGCTCCATGACCAAATGGTAAAGGAGCAAAACAATGGCTTATAAGAATTTTATTCCTACTATCTGGGCAGAGGCAATCGAGCATGAGCTTGAGAGAGCGCATGTATTCGTTGCCGACACGAACAGAAAGTATGAAGGTGAAGTCTCCAAGATGGGAGACACCGTCCGCATTCTCGGAGTCGGCAAACCGACCGTCACCACACAGGTCGGTGGGAGCATCACTCTGGCTAATGCTGAAACCGTCGAAGACACGTCAGTATCCATGCCGATCGACCATGTAAGTTATTTCAACTATCTTGTTGATGATATCGACAAGAGACAGGCTGTTGGCGGTCTGATGGACGCTCTGAATAAGGAGTCCTCGGAAGCACTGGCAAACGAAACCGACCTGTGCATCTCCGCTCTGGCGAAGAAAAAGGAAGCTGTCAAGAAAGACGTTACCGCAGTGCAGGTAACCTCTGGTGCTACTGGTGCAGGCTTAGTCAATATCCTTGAGTACGTCGATGCAGGACTGGAAAAGCTGTATGAGAACGATGTTAAGCCAGACAGCGAGATCTCTATGGTTGTACCGCCTTGGTTCTACCTCATGCTGAAGCAGGCATATGTAAAACTGGATACCGACAACAGCAATATGCTTGAGAACGGTAAGGTTGGACGCTACGGAAATGTTATCGTTCGTATGAGCAACAACGTATCCAAGGATACCAACAGCAACTCGCTGATTCAGCTGAAGACCAACAAGGCTATTGCGTTTGCACAGCCGCTGACTCATACCGAGCCTTACAGACCAGAATCTAAATTCTCCGATGCAGTTAAGGGATTCATCCTTTACGGCGCAAAGATCGTTCGCCCGAAGGAAATGATCGTCCTCAACTGCCACGCATAAGAAAGGGGTGAAATAAATGGCTGTTAAGAGTGTTTCTATCGTTGATGCTCCGCTGAACGAACTCACCGAATTCGCGATGAGTACCGCTACTGCGGCGGCAGACGGATTTGAAATCGACTGCAAAGGTGCAGACAACAGACTGGCATTTCTGATCACAAACGGAACTTCTACCGATGGCACTATCACCTTCAAGAAACCCGAAGGAATCCAGGGTGTCACCGACCTTGAGTTTGCCGTTGCAGGAAGTAAATCTTTTGTAGTCTGGATCGACTCTGGATTTATCAAGAACGCTTACGGCGCAGACAAGGGAAAGATTAAAATCGTTCCGTCTGCTACCACGATCACTATCGCTCCGATTCATCTCGGACGCATCGCAGGCACAACCGTTACTTGGTAACATACTTAGGGGAGGGGTGTATCCCCTCCCCTTATTTTTATAGGAGAAAGCAATGACTTGGCTTGATTTAAAAGAAAATATCAGAGCATTAGGATTCGATGACGAAATGCCCGATGAGCTGATTACAAGTGCAAACCGAGCAATCAATGTCATCTTCAAAACCATTGTAGAAAGTCACGTTGATTATTTCCGCATGATTTACGATGACGAGGAGTGGGAGCCAGTTCTGCCAGAGGAAATTACGGATGAAACTGCGGACGAAACTGTTATAGATATGCCAGAGAAGATAATCGATTTGATTCCTCTTCTTGCGGCACACTATGCTTGGCTTGATGATGATATTCAGAAAGCCACAATGTATTACAACGAGTATGATGACATTCGCAATCTGCTCGTAGCAGATATGGAAAGACCACGGGAATATTCATTTTACGGTGGTTTAGGGTGGTAACATGGGAAAGCTTAAAGTACCAGAAAGTCCAGAAACATATACGACTCGATACGATGCTCTGCTTGGAATAGACTGCTCCAATCCGAGAACGGAAATTTCGAATCGTCATGCGGCAGACATGGTCAACATGATGCCAGACGAAGATAGCGGAATCCCCGTTAAAAGAAAAGGATGGAGACGGATATCGAAGTTAGACTCCAACATTGTTGCGGCATTTAAAGACCAGTACTACAGTACCACTTATATTGCAACAGAGGAAAAACTGTACGCCCGTGGCGGTTCAATGCGGTTCACCAATGACATCGTAGTAAATGATACTTCATGTACAAAGGGTGAAAACCTGCTGTTCCCTCTTCCGAACTTCTCGGAAACGGAAGAAATCAGCGAGCCATCGCTTGGCATTGAATATTTTGAAATGTCCTTGAGCGGAACTGTCATGAACGGAACTGCGAGTGTTGCCAACATCAGCAATATCACACAGACTCATGAATTCACCGAAGGTGAAATGCACAACGCTATGAGCTTCTATGATGATGGGGTTGTCCAAGTAGCGAAGAGTGGCGTATCAGATATATACAATTTTCATGCGGTTGAAAAGCAGACCTTTACCTTTGCGGAAGACTCAAGCTATGACAGTTTAATGCCGACAGGCAACTTCGTTGACATGGATGTTTGGGTTGCAACAGATCAAACGCAAGGCGGTAGCAAATGGCTTATCGAGCCAATCAACGATACGTATGGAATAGAGATAACACCTGCGGTCAATTATCGCTACAACGTGGTAGGACAATGTGTGTACTGGGATAGAGGTAGATACGAATATACTGGCGAATCCGAGTTAGATGGGCATAGTTATAGATGGTTCCAAGCAAATACGGGAGATTTATATCCGAGTCATTTTGTCGAGGTCAATCTTCATGCACTTGTTGCATATGTAGGCGATACACTAACGAACCGCATCAATGACTTTGTGCGCTATACCATCACAACTTCACAGGGTGGTTCTATTACATCCTCGTATGATATAGCGACACAGTTTGTATATAATAACGGGTATCTCATTACGAACGAATATGTTTGGTGGAAGTCCAGATTCTGGACGCACCCCATGACGATTCAGTTCGATTATGTTGTAGATGGTAACTTCGCAAACTTTGAAATCACCATAAATGCGAGATACATATTGACTTCCGAACTCCGTTCGTATGATGTCGAAGGAATTCATCATATAGTCCCGTTCAATAGCACCGTATATTTCCTAGCAGATAGCGGCATATACTACAGAAACGATAGCAATATTATCACACCTGTAGAACCATATGTACCTCTCTCGGTAATATCGAAGAACCCAGACGGTAGCGGTGGTGAGTCTTATGATTCCGTTAATGCGTTTACTGCAAAACAGATGTATTCATACATCGCTGATGGAACGGCAACCTATACGTTTCATGCAACAGACGATTTTGTAACCGTACTGGATAAGGTAGAGACGTTAGTGAACGGGGTATGGACACCAACTACAGATTACACGGTTAATCACGGTAGCACATATGCGGTCTTGGATGAGAGTGGCGAAGAAATATCGATAACCGCGGATTTGGGCGTGACTTTCACGACCGCCCCAGTGGAATCTGACGAGCCTACTGTAAGATTTACGGTGTATGAAATGGACACCGAAGAGGTATCCATCGGAATCCTGTACGGCTATTATCGCAAACTTGCACATGATATCTACAAGTCCAGAATACTGACCACATACGGAGCCGTAAATACTGACAGGCTCTTTATTGTTGTCGGGGAGAACAACATTTACTACTCCGATGCAGGTGATATTACATATTTCCCAGATGATAATTATCTGGTTGCAGGTAACTACTCACCTATTATCGGTCTTCATAAAAAGGACAACTACCTTGTAGCAGTTACAGGTGATTGTGATAGTCATGCAGTATTTCTTATCCAGTCGGCAACCACTACGGTGAGCGAGCAGACTGTGGATGAGAACAACAATCTGATAACGACTACTTATGAGCAACAGTATTTCTCTGTAAATCCTGCGACAAGCGGTATGGGTGCGATTGCAACAAACAGCTTTGCAACGCTCCTCGATGACCCGTTGTTCCTCGGCAGTAATGGAGTGTATTCTATTACATCACACTATCTTTCCTCGCAGACGATGATTGTTTGCAAGAGTAGCTTCATCAATCCGAAACTGCTTGCAGAACCGAACCTCAAGGATGCGATAGCGTGTGTATGGAAACACTACTACATGTTGTTCGTGAACGGACACGTTTACGTTTTAGATGCGAATAACATCTCCAGAGATTTGGCAGGGAATAAATGCTACGAGGGCTACTACCTTGAAGGTATTCCTGCAACACGCTGTGTACTTGCAGATGACAATGAACTGTATTTCGCAAGCGGCAGTGATTGGTGCATGTTTAACACAGACCTTGACGATGAGTTCGCCTATTATGATGATTATGTCAATTCGGACGAGAGAGGGTCTGCGGTCGTTTGCTCATACCGAACGAAGCTCGATGATGATGGATATCCGCAGTATTTTAAAAACTTAAACAAGAAGGGAGTCGTTATCACAGTACAGGCTAACGACATCTCATCTGTCAGTGTATATCTATCAAAGAATGGTGAAGATGACGTTCTTCCTGTCAAAACTATGAACGCAATGACGGACGATTTGCTTATAGATGTTTACACGTTGAAGAAGGTCAAGAAGTATAAACGACTCCAGTTTCTCATAGAGAATGATAGTCCAGAGCCTTTCGGTCTTATAAAGATCATAAAGACTTGGACGATGGGCAATTACGCAAAATAAAGGAGCAAGTATGTATCAATATACAACACCGACTATCATCCTTTCGATAAACGGGATTGAGTTTGAACATGTTTCTTTGTTCCGTATCACGATTCATGGAAAACGGAATCAGCTACTCAAACTCGTTTCTGGAGACAGTGATAACGTAGATGCAGAGCAAAACACCGTTAGCATTGTCTTAACACAGGAAGAAATGGCTAGTCTTGGAAAAGGGTACGGTGCTATACAAGTTAGAATCGTTACTACGGAGAACGATGTGTTTGCCACGAATAAAGAAAAAATACTTGTGGACTCCGTATTCGATGAGGTGGTGGTCGAATGATTACGTTAAGAAGTAATGAAGCGGTAAGGGTAAACCTGCAAGTTGATGCAGGCGTTATAGCAGAACGTAACGCAAAACGCTATTCTTACGATGCTGAAGCATGGGCAATCGGAGAGCGCAATGGTGTTGGCGTTTCTGAAACAGACCCTACATATCAGAACAACTCAAAATTCTATTCAAATGAAGCTCAATCCTATGACCGTTCCGCGGCACTTTCTAAGGCGGAGGCAAGCGCAAGCGAATTAGCCGCGGCTAATTCTGCGGCAAACGCGGCATCCAGTGCAAGCGCGGCTAGTGCGTCTGCATCCACGGCGGCAACGTCAGAAGCAAACGCGGCAACGTCAGAAGCAAACGCGGCAGAAAGCGAACAGCAAGCCGCACAGCACGCGACCGCGGCGGGCTATACGTGGTTTGATATTAACGACAGCGATGGGAAGATGTACGTCACAGTGACGCCGAACCTTGTCGGGCATGTCGATTTTGCGGTCAACGAAAATCTCGGAACATTGGAGGTAACGATTAATGGCTAACATTACTTATCCTGCGGGCATAGCGACCGCATACGGTGCGGCGGTTCGCGGCGGCTATACGGGCACATACGATGACTTCTGCCGTCAGCAGGCACAGTACGCAGATTCCGCGGCGGCGGTAGAACAGGCGAAAGAAGACGCAGAAGCGGCGTCAAGCGCGGCAGAAACGAGCAAGACCGCTGCAGCGGAATCTGCATCGGCGGCGGCTACATCGGCGGGTCAGGCATCGTCAAGCGCGACAAATGCCGCGAACAGTGCGACCGCGGCGAACACATCGAAAAATGCCGCGGCTGCCAGTGCGACCGAGGCGGGAAACTCCGCAACAGCGGCGGCAGGGTCGGCGGCAACGGCGCAGAATGTGCTTAACTCTATACCGCCTAGCTATGACGACCTTTCCGATGAGGTTGCTGATTTAAAGAGCGATTTTAACGATATTTATGATGGTGTTATGACAGGCGAAATGGGGCTGTCTGAAATAAGCAATCCTAACAACTGGGAGCAGAACTCCATTAACGGCACTACTGGAATGGATGAAACTGTTGCACAGTATGCAAGAGTGAAAATAGCAAAAGCGTTCTATGCTTATTATGACATCACCATTCAGAGTCTTGGAACTGGATGCTATTTTTACTTCTACAAGTATAGCGACAAGGCTTGCACACAATCTCTTGGTGAATTGCCACAAATTCTTAATTATCAAGGGGTTACAGAAGTAACTTTGCCGAAAGGATATTGGTACAGAATCAAAGGAATCATTATTCCAACTGTAACGATGACTCCCGAAAAGATTGCAGAGTTATGTGCAAAGTTTTCGGCAAGCGGTACTAATAAGATAAAAGAAAACTCTGATGCTATATCCGAACTTGATACTCGTGTAGATACTGCGGAAACCAGCATAACTACAAACAGAAGTGCGTTCGATAATTTATTCTATTTAGTCTATGGTAAAAACCGCAATCCTGGCAATGATTCTGATGGGTATTTAAACTCATCAGGTCAACTTGTTGTAGCAGGTGGATGGGTGTCAACAGACTTTTGTTATGTTGGAGATTTAAGCGTAATAAACGCATCGGGCAGTATTGTTGGTGGTAGTGGAAGAGGGCAGACATCACTTCATTTTCTCTGCTCTTACGATGCAAACAAAGAGCTTGTTGAGCAAGTATATACAACTGGTCAAAACACTTATACTGTAGGCGAAAATGTCGCATATATTCGGTTTAGTTACAAGCCTACAAGCTACGATGATGTTATGGTTGAGGGTGGAACAACATTCTCAAATGATTTCATACCATACACAGAACAGTTAAAGCTGAAAAATGAATATTATAACAGCGGATCAAATTGGAGTGGTAAAAAGTGGGCGGCTGTTGGCGATAGTCTTACTGAAGTAAACAACCGAACATTAAAGAATTATCACGCTTTCGTTGCAGATGTTACTGGCATCAATGTAGTAAATATGGGGGCAAGTGGTACTGGTTACAAAAACACCGAAAATGAAAACAAGGCTTTTTATCAGAGAATATCAAGTGTTCCGCTTGATACTGATGTTGTAACGATATTCGGCTCTGGAAATGATATGCAGTATGTAAATTCCGCACTTGGTACTGCAACAGATAGCGGTACATCAACACTATGCGGATGTATAAATACTACAATAGACAACTTGTATGCTGTGCTTCCAACTGTTCAACTTGGAATTGTTACGCCTTGTCCGTGGATTTCATACCCACCGTCGGTATCGGATAACTTAATGGAGAGGTATAGCGCAAAGATTGTTGAGATATGCAAACTGCGTGGAATCCCTTGCCTTGATTTATATCATTGTTCGGGTCTGCGTCCGTGGGAAGCGTCTTATAGAGAGATAGTGTACTCAAGAGATGGTGGCGATGGTGGTGTTCATCCAAACGAAATAGGACACGAAATATTAGCACCACATTTCAAAGCGTTTTTAAGCACTCTAATATTGTAAGAAAAGTAGACCTTTAAATCAGTTACAGACTTGCCCACAATGCGGCTATATCGCGTGGGGAGCAGGGATTGAATAAGTGATGTGGGAGTAAAGATCCCGTTTTTTTATGGAGAAAGACCAATGGATACATTAATTCTTACAATCGTAGGTGCGGTATTCGCAAGTTCTGGTTTTTGGACTTGGCTGATAACCCGTAACAATAACAGGTCTGCGCAGGCAAGACTTATTATGGGTTTGGGATTCTCGGAAATCGAGAGAAAGGCAAAAATGTATATCGAAAAAGGTAGCATTTCGACAGATGAGTATCAAGACTTTGTCAAGTACCTTTACGCACCATACAAGGATATGGGCGGCGATGGGACTGCCGCAAAGCTGATGAGCGAGGTGGACAAACTACCAATTAGAAAGGATGGCGTAAAATGAAAATGAGTAATGAAACTTATGATAGGCTCGTCTGGGTGGCACAGATTGTTCTGCCTGCGGTTGTCGCATTCGTAGCAACGATAGGAAAGATATGGGATCTTCCGTATTACGTTGAGATCTCGGCTACTATTGCGGCAATCGACACACTGCTTGGTGCTTGTCTTAAATATTCGAGTTCGAATTACATCCCCGAAGATGACGAGGATGGAGACGAGGAATACGAGGACACGGATGACGTAAGAGATGACATCGAGGTGAGAGACAATGAGTAAAATTATTGCTATCTTTGCAGGACACGGAGTATCCAGTGATGGTACTTGGGATAGCGGATGTGCCTATGGGAAATATACAGAAGCGGCTCTGGTAGAACAGATAACAAAATCCGCTGTATATTATTTGAAACAGTGCAAATTAAAGGTCATCACCGATGTACCTGGGAATAGGATAAACATGAACGTACAGATTGGCAGAGCGAACGAAGCGAAAGCCGATCTTTTTGTTTCCGTGCATTGTGACTACTGGAAAGCATCAAGCGGAACCATCCCTCTGTATAAGTCTGAAGCAGGACGCAAGGCGGCTACTATTATGAACCGCTATGTGAAGAAATACTCTTCCCTTAGAACGAGAGGATTAAGCCGTAGAACAGACCTCAAGGAAGTCAACGCCACCACCATGCCTGCCGTTATCTTCGAATGCGGGGCTATCAAGGCTGATATAGACATACTTACGCATGAGTATGATGCTATTGGGTTTGGACTTGCGAGAGGTATCTGTGAGTATCTGAATGTCGAATTCGAACCTGCACAGTATATCCTTTTGCAGAAGCTTGCAGGTTTGGAGAAGTCGATTCTAAAGCAGAAGTTTAGATATGACGGCACGTCTACGAACATCAATTTCGCAAAAGCGGCTAAAGGTGATAAGAAGATCAACTGTGCATTATTCATCAGTTGGGGTTTGCAGAGGACAAAGGTTTTAAACTTCAAGCAGAGGATTTGGCTTGGCAACAAGGTGCATGGTAACGGAGCTAGTGCATTGAAGGCAAAGTGCAAGGTAATGCACCCAGATAAATATCCTCACAACTGTGACCTTCATATCGGTGATGTAGTTGGATTCCAGTGGGGTTCTTCGTCAAAGAACCTTGTACATACTATGGTATTTATGGGATTCGATAACAGAAGACCGATATGGTTTACCTGCGGTTCTTCGGATATCAAGGCAAAAGACTTGTCTCGGAAGAGAACCGCATACGAAAGCAAACGGATCAAAACTATTTGCAGATTAACTTAGTTTGTAACCGCCTATAGTATTCTCCTTTTTTCTTGAATAAAACACATCTATCACTCCTCGATGATAAGGCTAATTAACTACACCCACTATAGGCGGTTATTTTTTTGGAGGAAATCATGGCTAACAAAGTCAAGGCGAAGATAAGCAATCAAACGATTTCACGCCCACTCACAGGTATTGGGTCTGCGCCAGACATGAGTGCGTATGCTCCGACTGGTGGAACACTTGTAATGAATGGGGCTGAAGTTGCGCCACAGCATCCTACGACAAAAAACAAATACATTAAGAATGCCAACAAGACGGTGGATGCTCTTTACGGAGCTTATAACACGCAGTATCAGAGCCTTCGTGATACAAGAGATAGAGCAGTAACTGCGGCTGATACCGCATACAAAGGTGTTGCCCGAAATGCTTATAACGCTTACATGCAGGGATTGCGGAACAGAAGAAATATCGCATCTAATAGCGGCATGACAGGTGGAGCTGTCGAGCAGATGAATGTACAGGGCGAGCGGACTTATAATCGGAATCTTGCTACTGGGGATGCCAATAGAACTACTGCGGTAGGAAATGCGAATGCGGCATTCGACACCGAATCAGCCAACGCTCTCGCAAACTATCAGCAGGGAGTAGCGAACACCTATGACGAAGCTAGAAGAGCTTCGCTCGAAGCGGCAAACGCCAGAGCAGATTACAATCTTAATTATTTCCAAGACACGATTGGACGGTATGACACAGTTGCAAAAGTTAATAAGGCTATTAAAGGTCTCAAGAAGTCTGATCGTTACTACAATCAGAAGAAATGGATGCTTGAAGCTCAGAAGGCTGTTATCAAAGCGCAGTAATAGGGGGCAATCATGGCAAACAGTTATAAGAAGGTTGGCAACAAGAATGTTGCCACACTCAAAGAGAATGCTTCTAACGCAAGCAAGGTTGCGGAGCAAGCTTATAGCAACAGCGTGGCAAAGGTCAACGCTATTACGAGCAATGCGAGGCAGAAAGCAATCAACAACTATAACGCTTCTCGGCAGAGACTCGGCAAGGTATCACAGACTTCTAAGAATAAACTGGAAGTCGGATACGGTTCCAATCTGTCTGCGTTGAACACGGCACAGAAGAATGCAGAGAACGCTATGTCTGCGGCAAAGACATCGGCACAGGCATTAAGTAAACAGGCGTACTATACTGGCAAGGCTAACTCCGTAAAGACTTATGGAATGGAGCAAATTAAGAAGACAGAAGCTGATAGACAGGCAAAGATGAAAATCTACAAGTCTACTGTCAGCAGATTCGACACAGTAGCCAAGTGTGATGCGGCAATTAAGAAGCTGAAGAAATCCAGTGATCCGAACAAGAAAGAAAAGATAGCATATATCCAGAACCAGAGAGCAACGCTTAAGGCACAGCAGAGGTCTAGCGGCGGTGGCGGTGGATGGCACAGCTACGGCGGTTGGGGCGGCTATCGCTCTTATGGCGGCGGCGGTGGCGGTTCTTCCGAAGTTACCATCTATGGTAATGGAGACGGTAACGGAGGCGGTAACAGCAAAAGTAAAGATACCGAAAAGAGTGGTGGAAACAAATCTCGAAAGACGAATAAGAAAGCTACTGGCAAAGCGGCACATCCAGAAGCAAACACTGGCTCTATTTCTAGGAACAGAGGTTATGTGAGAAGACACTGGCATCTGTAAAGGAGTGTTATATGGCTAAAAAAACTCCAGAATCTGCCTATCGGCAGTATATCAAGAATAAAAAGAAGATATCCTTTACCGACCGTGCGCCAGACACGAAACGGATGTCGAAGGGTGGAACTGCGTATAACAATACCGCACGTTCCAAAACCATTAATAAAAATATCGGTAAGCACCCGAAGCAGGACAACCACAAACAGGGCGTTTCTGTCAACAAGGGTGTAAAGAAACAACAGCAGAAGTCTTACAATCAGACAAGCGGTGGACGATTCACGCAGGGCTTCATCAAGAACTCTGTGATGGTCGGACTCCCGAAAAGATCAACTGCAACATATAAGGACTCAAACAACAAGAAGAAAAAGGTTGCAGAAAGTAAAGCCTATAAAGCAGGAGAAATCATTGGCGATTTTGTTTCGTACGGAACTGGCTACGGGCTTGCAGGCAAAGCTATTACTCGTGCTACTGGTAAAGCTCTTGCGAAGAAGGCTTTGTCTGAAGGAGCCGAGAAAGCTGTCAAGTCTGGAGCAAAGCAGGCGACAAAGAAGAATCTTATTGCCAAAGCTGAAGATGCGGTATCCACTGCGGCGGGGAAAGCTATCTTAAAGGGCGAAGAAAAAGCCGCCTCGAAGATTGCAAAGACAAAGGCGGTTGAAAAGATTGCCGCAAAACGGGCAGGCAAGACAGGCGAGGTTGCCAAGATTGCAGGTCTTGCGAAAAGCAAGGATGCAGTTAAAAAAGATATCGCATCCAAAGCCGCAAGAAAAATCTCGCAGAGCGTTATCGCAGATGCTACCGCAGGAACTGCGCTTGATACCGCACACGCACACGGCGAGGGAATCGACATCGGATTCAACAAGCAATACCTTTCCTACATGGGAACGAACGCCCTTTTGAACCTCAGTATGGGCGCAGGCATGGAAGGACTGTCAGCAGGTGCGAAGAAGATAGTCCAGAATCGTGCCAAAAGGGAACTTGCAAAACGTGCGGCGGCAAGGACTGCCGCAGGAAAGAGTGCCAAGTCCGAAGCCCAGAACAAATTCTTCAAGGAAGTTACCGAAGGAATTAAGAAAGCGGACAAGCAGAAGCAAGAACTTGCAGAGCATAATCGCACCATGCGAGAAATTGTTGGCGAGGGAGCAGACAACGACCTTGCCAAGAATAGCATGTCCCCAAGAGATTACAATAGAGCGAAAAAGGCTATCGATGGAAACGGATATAAAGACAAGACCCTTAAAGAGTTCCTCAGTCCAGAAGAGTATGCTGAAAGAAAGCGTAACATTAAAAGGGCAAACAATCTTAACCGCAGAATCAAGCATTCCGCATCTGCTACCGAACGTGAAGCAAGAAAGGTTGGTGGAGAAAGAGCAAGAGAACTTCTTAAAGATAGAAATCTCGAACTCCCAAACGAGCAGATCAATAAGCTGTTGAAGGGTACGCAGTACGCCAAAGAGAACAATATTAAGTTTTCTGACGTACTGGAACAGCACAACGGCAATCGTGCCGAAGCCATAGAAGACTTGTATAATCGTTCTGTCAATTCCGCACAAAAGAAAGTTGTTCAGAAGCCTGTTGAGCAGACCGTTGGTTATCATGCAGGTGATCTTGGAAAAGCAGAATACCATCATAACCAAGCAGGCGGCACAAGACATACTGGAGCATACGGCACAGGAACGTATTTTGTTGGCGATAAAGGAGCAATTAGCGGAAGTAAAACGTACTCGGCTCGTCCACTGTACACAGTAAATTATAAAAACTATAACTTATACAGACCTGCCGATCTTGCCCAAGGCAGACAGGTGCATGACGATTTGAGGGTAATCAACAGGGAATCTCTCAACCTAGCAAGATTATCAAAGAAGGCAAACACGGGTAACAACGAACTCAATAACATTCGCAGAATTGTTAATACGGAGGCGAACGAATATAGTCCGCAGAACTTACACAAGCTTGAAGAGTTAAGTGAGGACATATTATCCAAGAGGCAACTTGAAGAGATAAAGAAAGAGGCACGAGAAACATTTGAATCCACAAATGAAACAATGTCTAACGAAGAGGCTTTAGCATGGGCTAGAAGGCAAGCGGATGAATTTAGAGAAGAAATGGAAGAGTACGGGCTTAAGTTTACCGATACAGATTATGACAATATGGTGGACGAATATCTCGGCACACTCGATAATGCACATGAAATCTCTGAGGAACAATTATATTTCAATCATTTATCGGATGCACTTAACGAGGAAGTAAATGGTGACCTTAATGGGTTTAGCAACTATCTTGAAGAGGTGGGAAAAGCAAGGGAGCTTCTCCCAAGACTGGCAAAGAATCTTCGCAAGTCCGAAGAGGAAGTAAGAAGAGCATTTGACAAAACCGTTGAAATCGTATCCAAATACGGAGACGTTGACCCAAAGAACAAGCTCGACTCTGCATCTACTGTGTTTATGAAAGAACTCGGATTTGAGGGCGTTGATGTTACTGGCATAAAAGGTCTTGATGACACCGAATACGGTTCCGTAATATACAATCTTAAGGAGGGGGACGGTTCTGCATTTAAGGAAAAACCTGCAACGGAAAGCACGAACGGCACAGACACAGTTCCGTTGCGTGACAGACCGACAAGACCTACTGGCGATTCTGGTGAAGTATCACAGGCGGCAGAAACCATTCGTGATTCCAACATTCAGACTGAAGAGAGCAGGAAAAGAGCGCAGGAAATCATAGATGAAGGTCTGCGTAACAAACGGTTTAAGAGTAATAAGAAAGCAATAGAAGAAGCCGAAACCAAGATTAGAGAACGTGGAGCAGACAATGTGGCGAAGTCGTTCGAGGACAATGTTGATGACGGCTTTGAGACTACATCCGAAAGAATTGCTGAAGCTTATTTATGCTATAAGCATTACATAGACAATGGTGAATTTGCAAAAGCCAACGAACTTGGAGAAAGAATCGTCATTACAGAAAGCGAACATGGTCGTGCGTTACAGGCTATGAGATTGTTTTCCAGTCTCACGCCAGAGGGAAGAGTTAACTCCATCCAAAGAATGCTCCGAAAACTCAACAAACAGAGAGGCACGGACGCAAAAGTATCAGACGAGTTATACAAGGCATTGCGTGACGCAAAAACAGATACTGAGTTGATTAACGCCAACAATGCCATATCCAAGCACGTTTGGGATCAGATTCCTGCAAACTGGGTAGAAAAGCTGAACGCATGGAGATATCTTGCTATGCTCGGAAACCCGAAGACGCACGGTCGAAATGTTGTTGGCAACCTAGTATTTTATCCAGTTCGTGCGATGCGTGATGTCATGGCTACTGGAATGGAAAAAGCCGCATTAAAAACCAAGAAGGGAAGTGAACTTCTTACTGGAGAAAGAACAAAGGCAATACTTACAGGTTCAAAGGAAGACAAAGAACTTGTTAGGATGGGAAAGGATTCGTTCAACAGTGGTGTTGGCGATATGCTCAGAGGAAACGCAAAATATCTTGATACGTCTAATGACATGTCATTAGCAGTAAGACCGCACGAATCACAAGTGTTCAACACGAAGTGGCTCGATTGGCTCCGCAAGAAAAATGGCGAATGGTTAGACAGAGAAGACCTTACCTTCATGCGTCCTACATACGCAAAGTCATACGCAAGCTACTTGAAAGCGAATGGATACACTGCGAAAACGGCAACCGAAGAGGTTTTGAAAAAGGCAGAAGATTACGCAAGCAGACAGGCTCTAGAAGCAACGTATAGAGACTATAACTTCCTCGCAACGAAGCTGAATAAGTATAAGCGTTATGCGAATACGCCGCTTAAAGATATTCCTGCAAGCAGTCAATCTCCAGATGCAGAGAGGATGTTCAAGAAGGCGGTTGGTGTTGGGGTCGAGGCGTTAGCACCGTTCACGAAGACACCAATCAACATCCTGCGGCGTGGTGCTGACTTCTCCCCGATTGGTCTTGCACAGGGCGTTGGCAAACTGATGAAAGCTAGTAGCGCAGATGAGTTGGTACGAGGAATAGAGAAGCTGTCCTCTGGTCTTACTGGTACAGGGATCATGGCTCTTGGCTATTCGCTCGGACATATGGGAGTTGCTACAGGCTCGTTAGACTACACGGACAAAGGGGACGTATATGATCAGACCCTAGGCAAGCAGGCGTATTCGATAGAGATCGGCGGTAAATCGTTTACTGTCGATACCCTTGCTCCCATTTCTATGCCGTTCTTTGTTGGCGTGGAACTCGCAAAGGGCAATGATGAAAATGGAAGTCTTGCGTCTGCGTTCTCCTCGTTTGATAAAATCACCGACCCGATTTTCAATCTGTCCATGTTGTCTTCGTTGAATAACGCATTCAGCAATCGCTATTCGGCAAGCAATTCTGTAACGGAATTTGTAAAGCAGTCTGGCGAAAGTTACTTAGGGCAGTTCCTCCCGACCATTGGAAGCCAAGCCGCGAGAACTATTCAGAAAGAAACGACAAGCACGACTGCAACCGATTCGGATACTACCATTAGGAACTATCACAGGTTTATTAACCAGATGAAGAACAAGGTTCCAATCCTAGCTGACACGAATGCACCAAAAGTTGACCAGTGGGGCAGGACGGAAACGAAGAAAGATGCAGAGGACTATGCGACAGCCGCGTTCCAGAACTTTGTTAACCCGTTTAACGTAAAAGATTTGAAAAGCAATAAGGCTGACAAGGAAATCAAGAAGCTATTGGAGCAGGGTGCTGACGCAAGCGTTATCCCAAGTTCAAAGCCACAGTCTTATAAGGTTGTATACGGGAACAAAGAGGTTCAGATGTCGGCAGACGAAGCCGCACAGATGCAAAAGATGACTGGCAGGGTTGCGCTGAAGTCGTTAAAAGAACTGTTTGATTCTGATGCATATAAAGATATGACTCTTGATGAAAAGCAGAAGGCGGTTGCCAACGTCTATACAGATGCACGGTCTGCCGCCAAACACAAATTCCTTATAGACAAAGGGTATTCGCCTGTCAATGTCGCATGGAAGGTAGACCTTACCCAAGAGCAACGAGATGGGTTTGGTTCGAAAGCGGATTTCAAGAAGGCTCTTAAGAAAGCCAAAATAACAGCCGAAGAGTATAGTCAGCTTGCACAGGAAGGACTTACGCCTAGCAAACTGAAGTCCGCAACCAGTAAGGGAATTGATGCTAAAGCGTTCCTTAACTATTCGAAGATGAAATCTGAGAACAAGGGTGGCTATGCGTCACAAGCTATGTACTTGTACAAGAACGGGCTTGTAGACAATGCCGACTCAGCATATGAAGACTACGATATCCGAAAGGCAACGTATGAAGCGGCAGTCCAAATGGTTGATGCAGGATATACCGAGGAGGAAATCTATAAGTTGACTGGTAATATCGATGAGGTCGTAGAAGACATCAAGGAAAATTACGGTCATGACACTTGGTCGAATGGCGTTGAGGTTGTTAACGCGGAAGGTCTTAAGAAATATCTGGACTCCCGAAAAGAACTCACCAATAACGACAGACATAATCTGTGGTATATCTATGGGCTAGGACACGACTGGTTCAAGGCTAGGAATCCGTACTAAAGAAAAAAAGAGGGGCTGAAAAGCCCCTCTTTTTCTGTTTTATCCTATCGGCAAATAGAATAAAGTGTATAAGTTAGGAGGTTGGTTATATACCAGTGACAAGATGTGCAAAGTGATTTATTGCTTTTGTTCTATAACGGTAAACGGTTGCCCGTTCGATGTGCAGGTGATCCATGCAGTATTGTATCGGTCTGTAGACAGGATTTCCATACATTGCTTCGAGAATGAATCGCTCATCATCGGTAAGCTTATTCATCGTGTTATCGTATAGATTAATAAGCGTTTTATATTCAGCAATCTTCCCTTCAAGATGTGCAACGATGAGTGCCGCTCTGCCCGTTGGGTCGCTGACACCCGAATTCTGCACACGTTCCTGCTCATAATTCATGCTAGGAAACTGTGATGTTTTTATGATGTCATCCAGTTCGCTACTCAAGTTAGCGTAATTGTCTAGGTGGTCATGATGGTCTTTCACGAACTGGACAACATCAAATGAAAGGATATGATTATGAGAAACGACAAAGTATTTTTCTATCATAGTTCTATTGTTAATTGTTGGTTAACAACTACATATTATTATAACCATACTGGTGGATAATTGCAATATGACTTACAGTATTTCATATATCTTCTTTGCGATGTCATCGAGCAACCAATATTCGCAATACCACATCTGATCTGTAACTTCATCCTTTTTCTCCGCTTGTTCACAGGTGCATTTCTTGGTCAATGGTTTCCACCAAGTGCAGGTATAACATCTTTTCTCTGGTCTACTTTCTTTCATTCCCCTTCTCCTTTTCTAAAACTATCCGATATCCGAAGAACTTCATGAGCTTGCAGAAGGCAGGAAGGCTTGGCAACGACTTCCCCTTCTCGTATGCACTCACTTGTGACTTGAGTACGCCAGACCCATCCGCAACCTGCCGCTGAGTAAGACCTGTGTTTTTACGAAGGAGAGTAAGAAGCCTTCCGACCTCGTGTTTCTTTTCGATACTGACAAACATACTTTCACCTCACCAATAGCCAAGCGCCACAGACCGCAACGATAACAAGTATGACTGCCATTTCTACATCATTCTTCATTGCTACCGCCTTTCCCCAAATACTTTGTATGCGTGTACGTTACAGCGTTCGTAGTGTAGTCACCCGTCCAGTTCCCGTCATCGAGCCGATCCAAGATACATGCGAACTTCTCCATGTCATGTTTCTCTTCTGGGTAAAGGAAAGTGAACGATGTAGTAACTTTTATCAACATAATTATTCCCCCTTATACTTTTCTGGCAACGGCATCCATGCAACGATCTCATCATCATCCCCCTTTATTGCCCTAGCAATCTTCTCGTCTATCGCTCTGAATGTCTCCGTATCATCGAAACACAGCACCACCACAACTGCAAACATAGCCAATACAAACGCCACAGCAATGATTCCCAAGATCATGTCAGCCATCATGCTTTCCTTTCCATTTCTTTCTTTAGTTTCTTCTCCCACAGGAGCCAATTAGGTTTATCAATGATTCCATCGCCATAATCTGACAGATTCATGAATCTGCAATCATCATACATGACCTTGATATCTCTTTTGCTCAACTCTGCAAGGTGCTTTCCGACAATCTCCATCACAAGGCTTGGCATATAGGTCTTGCGTCCGTGGCAGTATCTGATAGCACAGATACATAGCGTACCGAAGTCCTTTTGGGATATATCTATCATCATGCTTCACCATCCTCTCCATACCTTCACAAAATCGGTGTCATCATAATCAACCTTCTTTCCCTTCTCTCGGAGCATAGCGTTCAATGCTCTAACACATGGTCTGCCGTAACTGTTATCCTTACACCAGTCACACATTGAGCCGTATCCGCAAACACCGTAATCTTCCATTCCGTCTACGCCTTGTTCATCGCTCCACTTTTGGAATGAGTTTTCCCACCGCCGTTTCTTCTTCGCATAATCAAAGAATATTTCTGCCTGCCGTTCCAACTCTGCTATTTCTTCCTCGGTGCAGAACTCTTTTCCAAGAAACGAGATTTGACTATTCATGCTTCACCATCCTCTCTGACCATCTTCGCTCCGCAGTTGGGGCAGAAGTTCATTCCTTCTATACGGAAATAATCCTTTTCGCATATCGAGCATCTATAACCTGCAGAATATGCGCCTTTCCCGATTGGTATTTGTGTGTCGAATACCCACATCCCCTTCGGGCGGTCTGCGGATGGTCTGCTTTTGAGAAAGTTTACAATTTCGTTATCGCTCCATCTCGGCTCGTTAGGATTGCAAAGCCGCCCCGTGTCTATAAAATCTATCGCCGCCTGTCTGCTAATGCAATCAGTTGCAAGTTGGTTGCAAGTTGGTTGCAAGTCTACCGCTCCCGCAAG